AACGAACGGCCACCGGTGCCGACGACGGCAGGAAGCCGTTGACGTACACCCGCTGGTTCCCGTCTTGGTCGAGCACCGGGTTGCCGTCCTTCACCGCCCGCTGCGTCTTCACGACGAGCACCTGGCCGATGAGGATGTCGTCGAGGTCAGCGTCCCACGGTCGCCCAAGCGACTCGTTGAGATTCATCGCAGCCTTCTGGTCCCGCTTCTCGTTGGGATTCAGCCACTTCTCGACTTCGTTGTAGGAGTCGTTCGTGTCGCGGAAGGTGAGGACGAGAAACTCCGCCCCGCTTTTCTTGGACACGACGGTCTTGATCTTGGTAATCGCCATTTCGTTCTCCCCATCGGGGATGACGGAAGAGGCGAAATCGTCCTCGCTGAATCTGTCGAACTTCACGATTCGATCTCCGGGGTGTGAACCTTATTGCCGATCCGCACAATGCGGTCGGCTTCTCCAATCAGGGCGTCGTCGATGATCGCCTTCGCCCTGTTGAACGACATCGCTCCTCTCTTGAACGCCAGCACGGCTCCAGCCACGATCTCCATGGCCGCCTCGTGCGAGGCTTCGTTCAGCCGGTCGTCATCACTGCGGCTCATGCGGTCACCTCCTCTTGGGCGAGTTGGTCGTGCCGACGCGAAATCTCCGCACCCAGCTTGTTCCGCTGGGCCTCCGACAGATCGCCGGCCGTCGTGGCCTTGTCGGCCTCGCTCTCGATGGCCATCAGCTCGTCCAGCGTGGCCGCACCCCTCACGCGGTCGAGCCAGCCGGGCTTCGCGGGCTGCGGTGGAGTCACGCCGGCGAACAGCGGGGCGAGAGCCTCGGCGGTCATCGGCAGCTCGGCCGGTAGTCCGAAACGGTTCTTCGCGTCCCAGGCTGCAGTCCGCTCGGTGTGCAGCACACGCTCCTTACCGCCTCGAGCACGGGTACGGCCGTCGTCGCCTTCCACCAGCCTCGTCTTGTAGTTGGCGAAGAGGATGCAGTCGGCCCACTCCTTGACGAGCGGAGACGACTGCTTGGTCAGCTTCAACTCGAACCGATCGTAGCCCTCGTCCATGTCCGGCGGGCTGACGCGGGCCACCTTGGTGTGACCGACGAGCACGACGTTGATTCCCCGGTCGATCAGCGTGTCGCACACGCTGAGAAACCGGCTCATCGCCTCGGCCACCATCGTGTAGCCCTTGCCGAAGCCGTAGTCCTCAATCGACCGCTTCTGATCCTTGCGGAGAAGATGCTCGATCATCTGCCGCTCGGCCCAGTCGATGGAGTCGATCACGACCGTCTGGAAGCCCTGGGCGTCACGAGCCAACTCGTGCAGCGTGCCCTCGGTGGTCATCTGGTCTTCGCACCGCACCCGGGCCACGTCGATCGCGTTGGTGCCGTCCTCGGTGTCGAGCACCAGGGGATTCGGCAGGCCGGCAGCCAGCGTTGACTTCCCGATGCCCTCGACGCCGTGAATCACGATCCTCTTCGCCGTAACACGGATTCCCCGTGTGATCTTGATGCTCATCGCCCGACCTCCCTGCAAACCTCCGCGGATGCGTCCTCCACCGCCTGGCGGAGATACAACACGTCACCCGGGTTGACTCGATATGTGTTTCCGTGAAGCCGCTCCAACGAAGTCAGCAGCAACGCCGCTGCCCGATGGACCTTGAGCAATCGGCACTCAAGCGTTGACGCCGTCCGCCGCTGCGTCCGATCCGTGGTTGTTGTTGGCGGGTACAAAGCCATCGCGTTCCTCCAGTTCCGTTCTGACGATGTGGACGTTCGCCGGTGCCTGGATTCCCACCCGGCACCGTGGTCGGCCGTGGATGTGCGTCACCTCGGTGATCGTGACCACCACGTCACGACCGATCCGGATCGACTCACCTTCCCGCCGCGTCAAAACGAGCATCCGTGTCCTCCTCCAGCGGGCCGACCGTGGCCGCACTGGCTAGCGTCCTGTCAATGGCCGGCTCCGCCGGCCTCCGTCCCGACACGATCCGTCGTGCCGGTCTCCTGGTTTGCCCACGACGATCCCCGCCACTGGCGTCCGGTGGCGTCCTGGCGACGCCGAACGTCCGAGATGCGAAGCATCGTCTGGTAGTCGGTGTGGAGCGTGTCTGCGATCCGCTCCTGCAGTTCGCCAAGCTGATCGCGGGCCTCGGCCACGGCGTCGAACAACGCCTCGGCGTCGCCAATCTCAATCCGCTCGTCGATCGACAGGTCGATCACGTCGTTGAGCGGCATCCGCCCGACGGTGAACTCACGGGCGTCGTTCGCACGCTGCCGCAGAGTCCCCGCAATCACTGCGATCTGAACCGATGCCTCCCGTCGGGCTTGCCGAAGATCGACTCCGGTGCGTCCGGTGGCGTCCAGTGGTTGTGGTACGCATTCCGGCGCCGGGTTTCCTCCGGCGACCACGTCAGCCGGATGGCTGACGCCTCGAGCATGATGAGCAACTCGTTGGGCTCCTGGGTGCGTAGCTCCAGGTTCGCGTCGATGTCGGCGTCCATTGCCGGCTCCCTTCGTCTTGCGGGATGCCGTGGCGGCCTTTGTTCGCTTTTTCACGGCGGAGTCCCTCGCCTTGGTGGCCCACCAGTCACAGCGACCAGTGGCGTAGTCCTATGTGTACGGAAGTTCAGTTATCGGTCAACTCGGTTTTTTGTGCGTCCAGCACGGGCGAAACAGCGAGTTGAGGAGTCGAAACTTCCGCCTCGCCAAGTCTGTGCGATGTCGTACAGACCGGACGATGCACCCGCCGACGTTGAACGGCGTGTGCCATTCGTCATCGGCGGGCGGGAGTGTACGGTATCGTACAGACCGGTCAAGGGGAGATTCGCATTTTTCTGCGAACCGTCAGAATCCCGCTATTTCTTGCGGGCACGCGGGCCGCGAGGGCCGCCGCCGAGGGCGGGGTCTAGGCTCGACTCGTAGCTGCGGATGAACTTCTGGACATCGTCCTCGTCAAACACCCAGGCTCGAGCACCGTGGCGACGGCCTTTCAGTAGGCCGTCAATGGCGAATCGACGCACGCTGGCCGTGGACAGTCCCATCAAATCGGCAACCTGTCCGGTAGAGAGCGTTTTGATCTTGATCGTTGCCATCACCATGTTTCCTATCGTACAGACCCATGTGTCGGAGTCAAAATCGGCAAAGTTGGAAACCTGCCCGACGCGGACATAGAGTCCATGCGTCGGGCAGATTTCGACTGGAGGCGAGGGGAGTGGAAATCTCCCTCACCAGTGGTATGTACAGCCGTGCAGCATCGGCGTAGTCTGCCCGATAATCACCAAAGGGAGACTGCTATGACGATTCGGGAGATTGCGGAGCGGTACGCTCTGCTGCGGGAGTTGAAGCCTCACACCATCGGCCTTTACGGGATGTTGTGGGACCGGTTTGAGAGGTTCCTTGGTCGTCCGGCGACCACGGAGGATCTCGACGACCTGGTGGTGTCGAGGTATCTGCGTTGGCGTGCGGAGACGCCTGGGTGGCGTGGGCGGCTGCCGTCCGCGGCCAGCGTCCGGAAGGATCGCGTGATGGTGGCGGCCGTCTGGACCTACGCCGCCAGGAAGCGGTGGGTGTCAGAGTTCCCGGAGCTGCCGAGGATCAAGGTGCCGAAGCGGTTGCCGGTCGGCCGGGCCTACACGGCGGCCGACGTGTCGCAGTTGATTCGCACGGCCCGGAAGAGGATCGGCAAGGTTGGCGGCCTGCCGGCGAAGTGGTGGTGGCCGACGTTCTTGTATGCGGCCGTCTGCTCAGGGGAAAGATTCTCGGCGTTATCCGCCCTCCGCTGGGGGCAGGTTGACCTTGAGCGTCGGCGGGTGGTGTTCTTGGGCGAGACGCGAAAGGGCTCGACGCGAGACATCGAGCGGGGCATCACCCCGCAGCTCGCGGAGATGCTCGCCGAGCACCGCCGCGGGCCGGACGATCTGGTGTGGCCGTGGGACCGCCGCACAAGGAGCCAGTGGGCGAGCTTGAAGGTGCTTTGCGACTCGGCCGGCGTCCGATACAGGGGATTCCACGGCCTTAGAAGGACGGCCGCGAGTTATGCAGCACTCGCTGGTGGGACCGCGGCGGCCACGGCACTGCTCGATCACATGGATCCCTCTCTCCAGCGGGTATATGTCGATCCGACGATTTGCCCGACCGATCTGGGGGCCATGATGGCCCTGCCGCCGCTAGACCTGGACGATCCGAAGCCCCCAGGCGGCCCGGACGTGCTGGAGTTTCGCCTCAAGGAGCCTCCGGCGGCGTGATTGCGGTGCCGGAACTGGCACCGCAGTGCCGTTGTCAACGCGTGCGGTGTCAGTTTTGGCAAGTTGCCCGAATCTCTTGCTTGAGCGACTCAAACAGAGCAGCGGCCTCTGGTGTTACCTTGTCCTTCTTGCGAAGGTTTTCAGATTTGGAGAGAGGCCGGAGATTTCTCCAGTTACTTACGGCTAACCTCTCAACATGGTCGTCTAGGTTGGCCTTTGCAATCGGAAAAAAGTGATCTATGTGCCACAGCTTGCCGTGGTTTTCCCAGCTCCACCCATCCTGGAGGAGTGACTCAATGTGCCGCCTTGCCTTAGACAAATCAATCCCGACGTACTGACTGGTCCGGAACTGTTTTTGCCCATGCTTCACGACTCGAATGACGGCTTTTTGAAGAGAGTTATACGCCTTCCAGTGGGGCGTTTGCCTGTACCGAGCCCGATGCTCGCGAACGCTGTTGGGGTGCTTCTTCTTCCATTCGGCCGCTTTTCTTACAAGCAGTGCCTTGTATTGCGGATCTGCCTCTGTCCTTCGCTTGCGTCGGTCGCGCTGCTTTGCGTTCATCGTGGATCGCGTCTTTTCGCAAGATCGCATCTTGCGGAATAGCTCGCGTTGCTTCGCGTTCTGATCCTCTCGATATTTGAGATCAGATTGCCGTCGAGCCTTTTGTTTTGAGGCCTTCCTTGCAAGTCGCTCCCTGTACCGCTCTGCGTTTGTGGGATCTTTTCGCCACTCGCGAGCCTGCTGACTTTGCTCGGCACGCTTTGCCGGATCACTGCGGAGCCTACGCATCCGCTCCCTGGCTGCCGCTCGGAGTTCTTCTGGGTCACGCTTCGCAGTGGCCTTTGCAGAACTGATCCTTTTGCGTTCAAGGTATTTCGCAAGTGCTTCCGGTCGAGATTTGAGACGCTCGCGATAGCGGCGTGCTTCCTCGGACTTTTTCCTGGCTTTCTCGACGAGTTCTGGGTGACGCACCACCATGCAGGAGACCTCCGTGGCTCTCCTGCCGGTGTACCGGCGTTCAGGTATGCGTCAACAGCGGCGAATGGCCGCAAAATGGGCCGTTTTGGCTTTGGTGTTTGGCCGAGTAAATAGCGAGCGGCGGTGTTAGGTAGTTGGGCGTTCGTAGCCGGGCACCCCGCGTGCCGCGGGGTGGAAGGACCCGTGTACGGCCGTACACTATCGTGCACGGCTGTACACAGGTCGCGAGTATTTCGATAGCCAACCAACCAGCTCCGCGAGTATTTCGATAGCACGCGGCCGTCCAATGAGCTGGCGACGACCACGACCGACACCAGCTGGTGACGACGACCAGCCCGACCACGTCGGCCGACCGTCATCGCGACGACGACGAACAGGCCCTCGGCGATCATCCCGCCCGGCATCCGATGGCCGATCGTCGTCCGCCGATTCTCATTTGCTAAGTGTCCATTCGGAAACAAATGGCTGGACGTGCGGTTGAAAAGATTTTTTTGTGATGGGCTGGACACTCGCTATCCGATCGGATAGTATCCTTTCAACACGGGAGCGAAAGACAATGAACACGCAAGCCCACAAGCAAACCGCCGCCGCCGCGGGCCTTGAATGGGCCGACGTGCTGGCCGCCTATCGGGAGGCCCGAGCAATCGAGGCAGAGGAGTTGGAGCGTATCGGCACGTTTCGCCGTGAGGCTCTCCACCAACTTTCCGGTGACGACCACGGCGGCCGGTTCAAAGGCCGGCACCGGGCCGCATTCAATGGTGGCGACGCAACCTACATTCGCGGTCTGGACGTAACGGCGGCCGGCCGCGGGATGACTGCCGACGACCTTTACGATGAGCTGGTTACGTCAGCCCCCACAATGCGGCCGGCCGACGAAGTCATGGCCGAAGTAATCGCCCGCCTCGCCGACCAGTCAGGCCCGGCCGACGATTCGGCCGTCGAGTGGACCGGCCTTGTGGCCGCCGCCGCCGCGGCCGACATAACCGAACAATGGCTCCGGCAACTCGTGCGGGCCGGCAAGGTCCGCGGCCGCAAGGTCGGCCGCCGCTGGGAGGTGGCCGCGGCCGATCTCGCATTCTTCCAGCGGCACCCGACGGCCGGACGCCCGCGGTTGCGCATGCATCTCGCGGAATCCCCCTTTTGACTTCTTCTTTCCAGTTGGATATAACTACAACACAAGCACGAACCCGCCGCGTGCATCAATCGGCGGGAACACAATGCGAAGGAGTGAAACTATGAACGCGACCAATGCCACCGCAGTTGAGACGATCGCCGCAAGAGTCATCGTGACTCGCTA